GTATTATATAACATCTAGCGCACTATGTCAACACATTTGTGAACTATTTTGGCCGGGCTTGCAGGAATCGAACCCACACCGCTGGTTTCGAAGACCAGAATGATATCCATTTCACCAAAGCCCGTAATCTATTTATGGCACCGCAAGTAGGACTCGAACCTACATTGTACACTTTAGAAGAGTGTTGCCTATCCCTTAGTCTATTGCGGTATGGTGCTCAAGTAAGGAATCGAACCTTAAATTCTATCGTACCAAGATAGTGGTATTCCATTTACCTACAAGAGCGTGGTACCCCACCCCCGACTCGAACGGGGACTTCACTCCTTTTGAGAGAGTCGCGTCTACCAATTGCGCCAGTGGGGTATAAAGGTTTTCAAGTGCCCAACTATCCGTTTATGGGACTCATTGGATTGTCTCGTAAGGGAGAGTTTATGTCTACCGAGCGTGTCCGTTCTTGCGCTGTCACATAGCTGAGCCACTATGCTAGGACTGCCGGGACTCTATCCCCACGTCTATCTTGAAACTTGGTGCCGCCTTGAGGGATCGAACCTCATTCCTCGGTGCTTCAAACCGGTGCAATGACCACATTTGCTAAAGCGGCAAAATTAGTACAAGTTGTTCACCGCACAACTTGTAAAGCGGGGGTCTGTTCTTACATAGTAGGACCGTTGCCGGACTTAAATCCAACGCTACCACCTTCTTCTTCAATACGCTTTAATACGTCTTCAAATAAGATAGGAGCAAAGTCTGGAGTTTGTTCCACGCATACACAATGATATCGAGGATCGATTTCATCGCTGTATAAGACTTCCCCGGTCTTAGCATCAACACCCCGAGCTTTCTTAACACGATTTGCGTGTAAGTGTCCGTGGATGTTAACACCAAACCGACCTAAGCTGTCACTGTGTAACGGAATATGACTTAATATCATACCGTTCATAACGTGATAAGCCCTAAGTTCTCTAAAGTGAGCACGATAGTCCTCGTCTTTAAAGATATCGTGGTTACCACGAATTAAAACTTTGTCTCCGTTTAACCTACGTAAAATACCTAAAGCCTTACGATTAATTACAACGTCACCTAAGTGATAGACCTTGTCAGTGGGCTTTACCCGTTCGTTCCAGGCTTTGACCATTGCCTCGTCCATTTCATCTGGATCGGTCCATGGCCTTAATTTTGTAAAACCGTCGTTACGTGTGAAGCGGCAGACACCTGTATGTCCAAAGTGTGTGTCGCTTACTAAAAATACACTAGGCATCTTGCCCTCCTTTCTTTATGTTATGCTACCATCCATTGATCGGCTTCTTTTAGCTCGATTGATTCGCTACCGTCATACTCATTAACCTTGAATAGTGTTCCAACAGGAACCCATTCAATTACTAGATCGTCCATACCGCCAGTGTAGACATTTGGATAACGCATTTCCATGTAGGTCGCTAATTCAGCCTTAGCACCGCGTTCCACATATCCAACTATGACTGGATCAAATACTAAATCTTTACCTTCGCCACTATGTGCCCATGTGCTCCAACCAGCGCCAAATCCCGGACTGTAAAGTACCGCTACTCGGCCATCTCGGATGACACGACCTTGTGTTATAATGTCATTCATAATAATTCCTTAGTGAACTGCTTCTTTAGCGTCTATAGTACATTCAATAATCCAATTATTAAATTGGGTAAACTTATTAACTTCTACCCCTAGCCCAACTGCTTCATTTACAAAATGCTGTAGTAGTGCATTGTACAGTTCGTCAGGCATAGTTTCTTTATCAAATTTAATCTTCATTAGTATGTTTCTTTCACAATATCATATTCAGTAATAGGCCACTTGGCTTTGAACTCGTCTGTTTTAACATATTCATTGTAAGATTTAGCTTCAAAGAACATTTTTTTGAAAACCGAAGTAAAACTACCTTTTGGATTAATGGTCAAGTAGATTGATTTTGCTTTGCCGGCCATAGTATATCCTTGCTTGTTAGTATACAAGTATTATACATTAAACAGGCAACACTGTCAATCAACCGGCCTAAAAGTGCGCCAATCATCAATATTTGGCTTTTCATCCGCATCGTAAGTCCAACCCAAATGCTTCATCATGCGATGCTTAACCAAGAGATTTGGACTACGAAAACGCTCAGTATCATTGAAGCCCATCATGACTCCAACCTCACAAACCGCACCCGATCTGCAAATACCAGCGTAGCAGTGAACTACCACATTCATACGACAGTCTAATGCGTGTTGTAACAATCGAACAAGCTCTGCGGCCTGCTCATGACTACACTTCATAGCTTCTTCTAAAACTTCGTCCTTTTCTTCTACATCCAAGAACTCAAAGTTGTGACGCTCTTTGAATTCATGCTTGGCTTCAGGTCGCCAACTTGCCGGATCAACAATGCTGATCAGCATACTGTTAGGGCCAGCATCGTGATGAAATCCAATTGGGATATCACTGGCTGCTACATTTTCAATCCACGGCATGATACTCTCCTTAAAAATTGGGGTGCCTTACCGGTATCGATCCGGTACTACCGCTTTCACAGAGCAGGGTGCAGGCCACTACACTAAAGACACCATAGAAACTTGGCAGGGGCATTAGGGATCGAACCTAAACTAACAGAGTCAAAGTCTGTTGTGCTACCATTACACAATGCCCCAACAATAAAAACAGGATACATTTTTTAAGTGCTCTACCAACTGAGCTAATTTGACTGCTTTTTAGGCTTGATCAAATGTTGGACTCGAACCAACGACCACTCGCTTAGAAGGCGAATTTTAATTTGCTGTTAGTATCCTAAAACTCTCGGACAGGTTGAACACTGTCCTTCCCTTATATGACTGTGTTCAACTGTCATATAAGGAGTACGCTGGAGCGGGTGATCGGGGTCGAACCGACGACAATCACGTTGGCAACGTGGCGCTCTACCAGCTGAGCTACACCCGCATAGAAGATATTAGTAAGAAACTCTAAGAGATCTGGTTTGACTTATGAGTCTGAGGCCGCCCAGGCTTTACAGTGCCTGCTCTATTTTGTCCTGCCTAACATGGAGTACTTCTGCCAACTGTGAATTCATGCCGTAAACACTATCACCTCGTCATTGGCAAATGCCGGGGTTTATAACCCCTCCATGCACCCGCTTCCGGCAGATGCATTTCCCTTACGGAACATTATAGTACTTTGAGTTTCTTACTAATATCTTTATTTAATACCTATTACCATATATCTGGAAAAATTCCAACTAGGGTAATTAAAATCTAAACTACCTTGATAGATAATAGTCTGTAGTTTATAACGATTAACAAATTCTTGCAAGTTATTCGAGCAAATAAAATGGTCATCGTGCGGCATATTATTACCTTGTAAAATTATCCGTGTACCTCTTGGTATTTCATTAAACCAATCCATACCTTCAAAATGTTCAGTGCTGGTATTAATTATAAGGTCAGCAATATTAGGAACTTCTTGATTACAATCTAGTGTATAAGAAGAAAATGTTCCGTTATTAACAACCCAGTTTTCATTAATTGCATCTGCATATTCTTTGCAAGTTGGATCAACATCAAAACTTTCAATACGACCAACTTTAAACTTCTCTCTACTCAATAACAAAAAAGCCAGTATACCATACCATCCACCATATATATGTGTTAGGTTACTAGTCCAGCCTAGATTTTTAAGCTCGCGACATAACCATAGCTTACTATCTATCTGACCGTTGCTAAAAGCATCTTTATTAAACATAAAATTACTTATGTTTTAATTTGGTAGTAACGGTGAGATTCGAACTCACACCTTGCTCCGTATGAAGGAGGTGCACAACCATTATGCTACGTTACCATAAGTAAACACACTGATGAAATCGCATCTCCCTAGTTTCATGCTAGGTTCCAACATGAGAATCAAGTACGGTTCGGCGTACTGCGACAATGTGTTTGCTTATGGTAGGGGCACAGGGACTCGAACCCTGATAGACCGGTTAAAAGCCGGCTATTCTAGCCTTTGAATTATACCCCCATATGG